GTGAGCGTGACGGCCTGGGCATCGCTGTAGCCATGGCCGAAAAGCTGGTAGAGCACCACGCCAGAGCCAGCCGTTGTGATGTCGATGGCGGCCCCGCCAGCCGTGGCGGCTAGGCTGGTGGTCGTGCCCGAAACAGACTTGCAGTAGTAGAGCGTGTTGTTGGTGAGTCCAGCCGGGGCAGAGGTCGCCACCAGCAGGACGGCCATGCCCTCCGTGGGCAGGAAGCCCGACACGGCCAGCGTGTTAGCCGAGGCCGAGACAACGCAGGCCCCTGTGGTCGTGTAGGCGTAAACGTAGTCAGTCGCCACCACGGGCAGCCACTTGAAGGCCGCCGAGCCCGCCGATCCTGGCAAGGCCCATCTGGCCTGCACGTTGCTGGTGCCCGCAGGCGTGGCCCGGCTGATGACTGGCGTGGCTGGCTGGGCGTTGCTGCCCGCCGAGCGCCACTTGCCCGGCGTGGCCGTGCGGCCTAGCTGGAAGATGCCCGGCGTGTCTGTGCTGGCATTGTTGCTCAGCATGAGTTGGGTGGCCGTGCGTTTGCCATACCAGCGGGCGTTGGCGTCGAAGCCTACGGCCAGCACTTCCCAGGTGGGCGGCCCGGCGGCGAAGTCGTAGTTACCGGAGGTGAAAGTATCATCACTTCCACCGAAAAATAAGCCTCTCGCCTTACTTTGAGTCAGATCGTAAAAAAGAATGAAGTGCTTTCCTTGCCGATACAGATGCACAAGAACAGTTTTATTTGCGGCCCTTGCTGCTGAATCAACACCCACTCCTGATGGGTAGCCTGTGAACGGTAAACTGCGGATCTTGGTGGCTGCGGTTTCCGACTCAAAGGTTGCCCACAATCTTGTGAACTTGGGAATACCTTTTATTGCGCCAGTTGGGCGCAGGAGGGTATTGATGGCGCGTTGCAGCCGCCCTCCCATGTCGGTTGACTCTATAGAACTCGCCAGCGTTCCAAACTCGCGGACATCGTGGGTGAAAAGTTGCGCTCCCATTATTATCTCTGGCGGTTGTAGCGATAGCGTTTCTGGATGTTCCCGGCAATCGTGAGCTGGGCGGCCTTTGTCATAGCTAAGGTATAGTCGTCTTGAAGCTCGGACTTGGGAATACTGCAAAATTGATAGCTTGCAAAAAACCACCGGACCACGGGCAAAAGAATCTCAACATCTTTGCCTTGTGGGGTTAAGGTCGTGCGGGTGTCCGCCAACGTAGTGACTGGGGCAAAAACGAGCTTCCTAGCGTCATAGACGAGCTTGTGAGCCTCGCCCGGCAGCGTATCGAGCATCAGGCCGCCGCGAAGCGTGCCAAGCACCATCTGGGCGTAGGGCCAGTATCGGGAGGCTAGCTGCACCTGTTTTTGCAAGGCCAGCACAAGCCCGGCATAGCGGCGGTCAAAGTCCATGCTGTAGTTCATCCAGCCCATATTCAAGTCGGAGGCTCCTTGGGCGGGCAGGAGGATCGTTTGCTTGTCGAGCGAAACGGGGTCGAGGACTTGACGAACCCCTGCTGGAAGCATAACCCAATCCTGCCAGACCGTGGCCGAGTAAGTGCCAGACGCCCCCATGAAAGGCTCTGCCAAGGCTGGCGCAGACGGGCTGGCCTCGTCCTCGATGCGGTTAAGCGTACTGTCGCCGTTGATGAGGATGGCGCATCCTGGCATCCAAGTAGAGACGTAACCGCCAGTGAACGTGACGGACTTGGAATACTGAACGCATGTCACTGTCACCGTAGCGGGCGGCCTGATTACCTCGGCTTGATCTGGCCGGGTTTGGTAAAAGATGTTTGGGTTTGATTCGCCGACGTGCTCCAAGCCACGATTGATGTCTTGGATGATGCGCTCCTCCAAGCCCGGCGGCCCGTGGCTGACCTCTTCGAGCCCGGCCATGCCGAGCAATGCGTTGGTGATTTCTGCGACAATAGCCATATCTCAGCTATACCCCGCCCGCCCGGCCTGGGCAAGCCCTTTTCAGCCGCTAGGCTGCCGGGCCTTTAGAGTGCGTAAACCAGCCCGCCAGCCTCCCTGAACGCCTTCGGCTGGCTCCTGACCGCCGAGGCAACCGCCGGGAAGCCATGCCCAGCCTTGGCGGCCAAGGCGGCTAGGCTGAGCGGGCCGGAGGCTAGGGCGGCCTTGAGGGCGGGCGTGAGGGTGGGGGCGATGTCGCGGAGGCTTGCCTGATAGACTCCGGCGGTGAGTTTGGGGCGGTGGGTGGACATCGTGGTTTATGCTGTGCCGTTTTCTGCATCTACTACCTCATAAGTCGCCGCGAAAATGTCGGGCTTGCACGGGTAGAGTTCGCCTTTCACACAGCGAATAATGAAGTCACCTTCACTGGCTGTCATAACTCCTTCGAGTGTGTCGATGGTGATCGCTGGACGCACGGCCATACTCATGGGGACGCAACGTACGCGTGCATCACCTGCAAATTCCATGATTTCGTGTTCGTTGGCTCCCGTGTATTGAACGGCCTCAATTTCGACTGGCTTTTTTCTGTATTTCATAGCTTTAGATTGCTGACTGTAGTTTTTTACCCCACCAAAAACACCCGCCCGCCCTTCGTGGCGAACTGCCCCGGCAGGCTGGCCGCCGTGGCCTTGACCTGGGCGGGCGTGAGGCCGGTAGCCTTGGCTGCGTCTGCAACTTTCAAACCGCGCTGGCTAACGGCAGAGGCTAGGAGGCGGGCGCAGTCTTCTTGGGGCACATCGTCGTTGTAGCGTGGATCACACACGGCACCGCCGGGGCGCTTGGCTGGCTGGCCTTCGGGTACGCCGGAGAATGGCGGGTTGCCGTTGGCGTCGTAGAGGGAGTCCTCGACATCGCCAACGGTAAGTTGGGTATTATTGCTTTTTGCGGCTTTGCGGGCGGCGCGGGCTTCTTGGAAATCTTTGCTGATCGCATCCTCCATGATAATGTAAGCCTTAGAAAGGCTTGTGAACTTTTGCTCCACCTCGGTGAGCGTCTTCACTCCAAAGCGTTTCTGCAACTCATGCTCTAAACATGCCTCCGCCGTGGGCCATAGGCTGCCGTCCTCGGCCTCAAAGTCCACGTCTGGCACAGGCCGCATGGGCTGGTAGGCGGCCAAGTACGGCCCGGCTGCCTTGTTCTGGTCGTCCCACTCGGCGCGGGTGAGGATGCGGATGGGGTAGCCTTTGCCTTTGCGAACATCGGAGCGGGCGCGGACTGGCAGGGTCAGGCCGTTGCTGGCGGCGACGGGAAAGGCTTGGCCGGGGTGTTGGGGGAATGTGATCTGGAGGTGGGTTTTCATATCAGGAAAGTGGTGGGGATTTGCGGCCTGCCTCAAAGGCTTCTTCGGCGATGCGCTGGGTTTGGAACTCGATCTGTTGCAGAAGGCGGCCATAATAATCGTGATGGCGCGTGATCACTTCAGATGATTCTTTTGAGGCCTTGGCTTCCGCCACTTCTTGGCCTGCTTTATAGGCTTCAGTGACGGTTTGCCGCAGGCATTCAGTGTCCTGCTTGGAGAGTTTGATTGTGTAGGTCATAGGAAATCAGGGTGTGGTGTGATTGGCTGGACTGGCGGCCCAAGCGGATACTTGACTACCACGGGGACTAAACGCGGTTCTTCAACCAAGCTGAACCGGTTTTTAGGCAGTGCCATTTCATCGTAGCCAAGCAGCCCCCGGCGAACCAGCGCCCAGAGTTGCATCATGGCCGCCGTCTGGCTGGCATGGCCGAACTTGGCCTGGATGGCCCGGCTGCTTGGCAGGCGGCCTGTCTCGGCGTGGCTGGCCCGGCAGAAGGCCAGGATGGCGGCTTGCTTGGCCGTGGCCGGGCGGCGGATGGGGGCTAGGCAGGGCATAGCTAGGCTTTCTTTGGAGCTTTGCGGCGGAGGAGAAATTCGCATCCATCTGGATACCTTTTGGCAAAGGCGGTGAGAACACGGATCTCTGCGGAGAGGCGAGACCCTACGGTTTTCACATCAAGGATGAAACGATGGGTTTTAATGGTGGGCTCTTTAAGCCTGCGCTTGGATTTGTCGGATGTCATGGCCCCAACAATAAGCCCGGCCCGCCAAAAAAGGCAAGGCCGGGCTGCTGGATTGTTTGACCGGGCGGCTTAGGCTGCCACGGCTTTAATAACGGCGAAGTTGAACACCGGCTGTTCCGTGGTCGTTCCGCTGGCGTTGGCGAGCGTGATCACGCAGGAGCCTGCCGCCGTTGCACTCACAACCTGCGTGGTGTATTTATCGGTGCCAGACTTCTGGCTGATAACGACCACATCGGTTGCAGCGATGGCGGAGTTGGTGAGCGTGAACGAGAACGGCGTTGCCGAGCCAGCCGCGCTAACAAGGGTGATGGCACCACAAACGGCGTTGATTTCAACGGCTGTGGTCCGGCTGCCGGACTGGGTAGCCGCCCCGCCCGCGCCAGTGGCATAGCCCACGCCAGCCGAGGCCGAGGTGGACTTGAAGCCGATGACAGAGGCGAGATAGCTTGCCAGTGTGGCAAACGTAATGCGTCCGATGGAGGTCGGAGCGCCGCTTTCCTTGGAAACATCCGTGAGCGGGATGTTGTGCGAGGTGGACAAAGCCGATACCGACGTAATCGACGGAATATCTTTGCCTGCTTGGGGGAAGAGAGAGAGAAGCATTAGAGTAGGTAGCTAGGGGGTTGCGTTGAGTTTGCCAAAAGGGCCGCCCGGCGGGTGGGCTAGGCGGCCCCTTGGCGTGACCGTTAGCTCACCTCCGGCATACCGGGGGCGTTCCAGGCTCCATAGACCACGATATAGCCATTTTTCACAAGAGCGGCGTTCTTGTAGGCGGTGGCACCCCAGACCATCTGAACACCGATACCGAAGCGGTTGGTGTAGTCGTTTTCCTGGGTGACGCGCTGGCCCATGGCTGTGCTGGCCTTGCCGTTGACGGTGCCGTAGCCGCAGTACACAGCGTTGTTTCCAAGGAAGTAGCCGCAGACGTATGGCTGGCCCTTACTGTTGACCGGGATCATCAGCGAGCCCACGGGAATGACGCCCTCTGTGAGGTAGCCAGCGGTCCAAGGAGCAGTGCCCCAGACGATGGTGGAACCAGTGAGAGTGGTCTGGTAGTCGCCGGAGGCCGTGGAGCCAAGGCGGGTAAGGTCGCTTCCGCCCACATCGCCGAGAGTGAAGCCGTCGGAGGTTGTGTAGTGGAAGAAGCTGTACTTACCGGCATCAGCACCAGAACCGTTAATCACCATCAGATAGCGATCCGTGGAGGTGGAGGCGATGAATGTTTGCTCGAAAGCAGTGAACGGAGCGCCGGGCCAGTAGCGGAAGTAGTCGTTCCGGGTCTTGGCGATGGCGTTGTCAGTGAGCACCGTGGAGCCGTTGAAGCCGCCGCCCTTGAGAACGGTAAGCGCCGTGGAGGTGCCTTTGGCTGGGATGGCTTCGCCGAGGTAGGCGCGAGGAGCGCAGAAAGCGCCCTGAGCCGCATCGGCAGCGGTGTTGGAGACTGCCCAGTTGTTGAGCATGACGCCATCATACTCCGGCAGGTTGCCTGCAAACAGGTAGTTGGTAGGGCCACGGGTGCCAGCGGTGGCAAGCAGGCTTTCCCAAGTGCTGTTTTCGCGGAGACCCTGGAAGAGGTAGTCATTGCCCTGGAAGAAGTACTTCAGGATGCGCTGGCCGTTGGGGCCACGGGCAATCTCGATTTCCTGCATCTTGATGCCGTTCGCCATGATCTTTGCTTGGGAGATCGTGGCTTTGGTGACGACATCGGTCGAGGTGAGGGCGTTTATGCTAGCCTTGTTGCCAGCAAAGAGCGTGTTGTACGTCTCCAGGCTGCCGAGCATGACGGCTTCGATACAGTCGCATTTGAGGCGCTGCACCCATTCGTTGAGGCCACGGCGGGCGCTCTGGTCAAACGTGGTGCCGATGAACGTCAGGTCTTTGGTGGTGACGGTTTCGGCAACGGCGTGACGGTGAAGGCCGATAGTCAGCGTGAACTGGCTATACTTGCGGACTTCTTCAGCGCCGACGAGGTTGGTGTTGCCCTGAACGCCCTTGCCGCCGAGGCCAGCCTCAGACGAGAAGACGATGGTATTTCCGCGAACCTTGGAGGTGTCGAGCACTTCCTTGACGGGCTTGACAGAGCCAAGGCCGCCCATGAGTTCGGAGAACGGGTTATAACGCTCGTTGTCGAAGGCGATGCTCGACACCCAGAGAATCTGGCGGGCGTAGGTTGGGGACTGCGCGACGAGTTCGGCGACTGTCTGCGCGTTGATTTCGGTATATGAGGCCATTAGAGTGGTGTGGTGATGTGACTTGAACAGATTGAACCGCAGGGCTTCGTGGACCCTGTTAATCTGTCGTCACGCCACACAGGCGTCGGCCCCTTGCGGGAACCGCTATCTCTAAGACATTCGTATTGCGTTACTGCCAGCCCCAAGGGCGGCGGCGAACATATCGGCCAAGTTCCCGCCCTTGGCAGCCTGAGCCACCTGGGCCACGATGTCAGGCGTGGCTGGCTGGCCGGGCGCGGGGCGCTGGGCCATGGCTACGCTGGTCGAGGCCGGGGCCGCCGGGGCCTTGGCTGGCACGGGGCCAGGGGCGGGCTGAGGTTGGCTGACTGGCACGGCGGGAGATTTGGGGGAGGCGCGCATCTGGGCGGCCAGATTGGCGGCGTACTCGGCCACGGCGGTAGGGGAGGTGCTGGCGAACTCAGGGGTCACGGCAAGGAGGCTCTTAACGGCGAGGGTGGCGGGGTGGTTGTCGTCGCGCAGCTCGGGGTACTGGTTCATCGCCAGTTCAAGGGAGTCGTCGCCGATTTCCTCAAAGGCTTTTTCGGCGGCGGCCTCGGTCTTCATCTTGGCCTCTAGGGCGGCTGCCATCTCGGGGGTAAACTCCACAATGCCCTCAGCGTTGCCTTGCAGGTCGGCAAGTGCTTGTGCGGCCTCTTGAGCGGCCTGGGCGGCGGCGTTGTAATCTTCGAGGGCCTGCGTAAACACAGGGGCCAAGTCAATCGGCTCGGCTGCGGGGGCTGGGGCGGCCTCTTCGGGGGCGGTGACGGCGGCGTCCGGTTGAAGTTCGTAGGTGCCTGGATCGGTGGCGGGAATTGGCGAAGCTGGATCTTGGCCGCCTGCGTCGTCCGGGTCGGCCATCAAATTGCCCGCCACGGGCGCGGTCTTGCTGACTCCGGCGGAAAAGGCGGCGGCCAGCTCGGCGGGGGACTTGTCTAAGTTCCCGTATAGCTGGTCTGCTGGATTCCAAGGGGCGGCTGGAGTGTTGTCGGACATATTGGTGCTAGTATTGTGTGTAGTTATGGATTTGTTGCAAGGGGAAGTTTTAGCAAGAAAAAGCCCGCCGGGCGTTGGCCGGGCGGGCTGAGGGCTAGTTATTCGACAATCTGCCAGTCTTCGGCCAGCATGTCAGTTTGGGAGGCGAGCCAGCCCATGAGGATTTCGTTTGTGGCTGTTTTCATCGTGATGGACGGCAAAACAACCGCCGTGCCGCCATTTTCGCGGGCAAAGGCCGCATTATGCGGGCTCCAAAAGTTTTCCGCTGCCACTGTTCGCTTTCCATCGCAGGAAAGCGCCAGCCACATACCTTTTCCGTTCCAGCCTGCGCGGGCTACACGCTTGCCGAATTTGAGGGCTTCGATGGCATGGCCGAATGTCAAACCATCCGTCTGGCGGTAAGACCGCTCAAATACATTCTTGGGGGACCAAGAGATATAGCCAACGTGGTCTGCATGATTGGCGTTTCCGCCATCCAGGTATTCCACTAGATAGCCTTCTGCGGCTTGGTTCTCGCCTTCTGGCGGCGTCCAGCCACGTTTTGCATTGTAGTCTCCAAGAATCATTGGAGTTGCCAGGATATTTTTGGTGCCGAGGTATTGTTTCATATTTGGTGGATAGTTTGCTTGGCAATACCGGCCAAGCTCGGGTGTGAGGTCATGCCTCGAAAACTGCGCGATGTTTCTCCAGAAAGGCGGTCTTCTCAGCCAATGGCACCCCGGCGGCGTGGATGCAGTAGGGCTCCATGGGCAGGCGGTCGTAGAACTTGTGCTTCCAGGCCATCGGCCAGAAGTTCCACTCATCCGGCAGAAAGTGCATGTCCACGCCGGAGCGGTGGAATGCGGCATTGAGTAGGCTTTGCTCTGTGACATCCAAAGTCTTGACCTCGCCCGCCCGGCGCTGGGCCATCAGGGCGGAGGCCAGCCGGAAGGCCTCGGCCACGGCGGGCAGGCGGGGATTGATCACCATAAAGCCGGTGTTCACATAGCGGTCTGGCGGCATATCGAGGCCAAGGGCGTCTTGGAGGCAGAACGTGCCGTGGAAACTGTGGCGGGTGGCGTCCTGCACGGCGGCGATGCCGTTCAGGTTGGCGAAGCGAGCAAAGCTGACTGGGCGGATGAACCAGAGATCCGCATCGAAGAACACCAGTGTACGGGTGCCTAGCAACGGAAGGATGTACTTCATGTCGTAGCTATCGTTGCGGTCGGTGGTGATAACTAAGGCGTCGAGGCCTGAGTACTTGCGGAAGCGGGCGGCAGCCTCGTTGGCTAGCTCAAAGTAGCCTGGACTGGCAATGGTAACACCGAGGATGTCGGAAATCTCGCTCATTTGAATAGGGCGTTAGGATTGCCTTCGCCAAGTTTGAGAAGGCAGCGGTGAAAAATCTCTTTGTTACCGACAAGGTTTTTGGGTGCCAGCCAAGGGGCGTTTTCTCGTTTGTGAGAAATAGCAGCAAGAACATTGAGGGCGCGGATGTCGTGAATCATCTCGTCCACACGCATGGGCCATTTGTCCCAATCGTATTTGTGGGCAATACCACGCCAGATTTCCACGATGCGGGCGGCTGAATCGTCTATCCGAATACCCTCAATGTAGAGAGCATACTGATTGAGAACAGCGCACCGCAGCCAATTCAACACGCATGGCGGCCATAGCTCGGCCCCGTCGGCATAAACGATGTCGTTCACAGCGGCAATCCTCCACCGAGCCTCATTTAATTTACCGTTTAGGACCATTAAATATGCCTCTGCCGTCAACTGGCTTATCTGCCAGCGCACGCCAAGAGGTGTGTGTGGGTATTCATTCGCCACGCCTTCCACATGAGTACGCCAATCCTCCAATGTGATTTCTCCTTCTGTCACTCGATAAGTAAGCCAGCACTTGGCATTGTGGCGGCGACTCAAAGATGCCTCACTGTCGCCCAAAGCACCCCACGCAAAATGATACTGCGTAGTTTTGTGCGCTACAGAACTAGGGGCTAGCAAGTGGTAGGCCGCAGAATCTCCGCCCTGCATGAAAGCTCGATACATCCGGCCCGCCCATGTCCCGGCGCACTTGTCATGCCACGGCCTGGGCATACCGTGCCAAGCCACCACTCGGGCGTTGGCCTCGCTCTGGGCCGAGCCAGCCACATGGACGTGCTTTTTGTAGCTCAAGATTCCGTCAAGCACATCGTCTAGCAGGCCGAGGCGGCAGCCCATGGCGGCCAGCCGGGCGAAGGTGTGGCCCATCTCGGACTTGCGCAACTCGGGCTCCATGCCTTCTGTGACGGCTCGGTGGTCGCCATTCCAGATCATCACGGCGTTTGCCCACTCGTCAGGCTTGTAGAAATCGCGGGTGCCCCAGACCATATCAGGCGGGCAGGCCATAGCTAAGGCTGTAAACGGCGTGAGGTGGCGGCAGAATAGGGTGTCGAGGCCAGTGAGGATCGTTGGCCCCGTGAACCGCCAAGCCTCCTGCACCGCCCACCAGCCCGGCCAGTCAGTCTCTAGGCGGATGTGCCAAGGCTCGGTTGGCGTGTCGGTGAGGCACCAAAACTGGAAATCCTTGTCAGTGTTGAAGGCTTGGAACTGGCTGCGTAGGCAGGCGGCGTGCTCTAGTGTGTAGTCTCCGCCGGAGCGGCAGACGACGACGAAAGCGGGGGCTGAGGTAATGGGTGTTAGCATAGCTTGGTGATCGTCTCGGCCTTTGTATAAACCGTGGCGAAGTCGGGAACGTCATGCAGCACCAGCGCCCCGGCTCCCACCATGGCCTGCCTGCCTATCGTAACGCCGGGCATGATGACGGCCCCGGCCCCGATGCTGGCCCCAGCCAAGACGGTTGGCGGGCGGCGGGCATAGGCCGTGTTGCCTGCCACGGGGCGGTCGTCATCACAAAAGGTGACGTTTGGACCAATGAACACATTGTCTTCAATCTTCATACCGGGGGCAGTGATGGTGCCATGGCCGATGCGGACGTTGGAGCCAAGTTGGCCGCCTGCGCTGATTTCGGCGTGGCTGCCGATGGAGCAATTAGCGCCAATTACAACATTGCGCTGAATCACAGCGAAGTGCCATACTTTGGTTGTTTCGTGGATATTTATCCATGCAGATGCGTCGATATAACACACACCTTGCTCTATGTCGCTACGAGCAGAGCCATGGAACTCGTTTGGGGAGTTGTATTCAGCATTCATAGATTCAAACGGGAAACCGCCCACATACCCGGCACATCCAAGACAACAGTGTAAGAGCCCGCCACACGGCGAGCCTTGGAGAAAAGCGTTTCCGCGTTGGGTTCTTCGTGGTCGGGTAGGCCGATGCCACGCAGGAAGACTTGCCACATGGCGCGGGTGAGTACGGTGGTGACGTGGTGGTGGTCTTGTCCATGGGCGGCTTTGGCAACTTGCCGGTGGAGTTCAAAGGCTACTCGCTCCTCGGTCATGCGAAGTAGTCGATCTTGGCTAGAGTGCGGCGGCGGAGTTCGGCCAGCATAGCTGATTCCTTCATACCGTCTGCCCATTTTGGCCGTAGCTGGTAGTGAGGTTCATCTTTAATGGATGTCCAGTCGCCGCCCCATTCAAAGCCAAGCCACTTGCCGATGTGGGCAACGGTCTTGTAAAGTGGGGATTCGGGCTGGTATTTACCGCCACTGAAAACGCCAATATCGAAGGCGAGGCCAAAGTTGTGATTCGAGTAGCCTGCGCGGGCGTTTGTTACTTTCGGCCCTGGTGTGGACCTGCCCTTAGCATAAAGGGCGTCTTGCTCGTTGTAGGTGCGCAAGCCGGAAATGAGTTTGATCGTCACCCCTTGCTCGGCGGCAGCCAAGACAAACTTGCGGGCTAGGGCGTGCAGTTGCGGGTGCAGTGTAGCGATTACCTTTTCGCTTCGCTCGTCCACCCCTTGGCTGGCAGGCTTGGCGGCAGGCGGCACAGCCTTGGCTGGCGGCAGAAGGACGGCCCAGGTGGCCGGGCCTATGACGCCATCAGCGGTGAGATTGGCATCACGCTGAAATTCAATAACGGCCTGTTCTGTGATTGGCCCAAAGTACCCGTCTGGCTTGGCCTCAAGATAGCCTATATCGTGCAAGTACTCCTGATAAAGTAAAACTGCCGGGCCTTTACTGCCTCGGCGGAGGGTTGGTGTATCGGGTGTCTGGCTCATAGCAGGCCAAGACTACTTGCCTAACGGACCTTTGTCAATGGCGATGAAAACGCCAATCACGGCCAGCACCAGCCCGGCCATGACCGCCACGGCTAGGCCAAGGCCGCTGAGTTCGTGGAGGAAGGCTATCATTTCTTGAACAGTCGGTCGAAGAGTGAAGACGGCCTAGCCCAGCCCTGCGGGCCAAAGGCTGCCACGGCCCGGCCCATCAAGGCGGCCTTGCGGGGGCGGACGCCTGCTTGGAGAAGGCGATAGTAGAAATGGCGGTGAACTACCCAGGCTGGCGGGGCGGGTGGCAGGTGTCCTAGCTGCTCGACTAGCCAGTAGCTGCCGCCGGTCAGGAGATCACAAAGGAAGTCGTGCTCTAGGGCTGGCATGACGCAGAGTCCGTCGGGCGTGTAGTTGAGGGGTGGCCCCCAGAACAAGGGCGGTATGCTGGCCTTGTCGAAGAGGTAGCCAGCCGGGATGGTAAATTGCTGATCTACAGGCCAAAGGCCAGCGCAAATCTTGAATGTGTAGGCCTCGTCTGTCTGCCACATCGGCCCCTTCGCCCAAGGTAGTAGTCCAAAACCAAACTCAGCATCGCGTAAGCAGGTGATGTCTGGGGCGGGGTCCATCAGTTCTGGTGTAGTGGATTCGTTAAGGCGCTGCGTACGGCTTGCTTGGCAATGTCGTCAAAGTACTCCACTTGTTTTTCACTCGTCTCGTTTAGTTTGTGCAGGGCTTCTGTGAGTTCTTGAATTACCTGCACCCCTTTTGTTGCCACCCACCATATCACCGTCGCTAGTGAGGTGAACAACACGATCACCGCCACAATCAGCACGCCGTAAAAGCTCCACTGACCGGCCTGCTCTGGGCTAGGCACCTGCCCCGTGAAAGCGTGCCAAGCCATCTCCGCCAAGGCCATGGCCGAGGCCAGCCCGGCTGACATGGCGGCCAGGATGGGGGCCGGGATTTCGGCCAGGATGTGGGCGGCGGGCGGGAGTGGCATTCGTTGGTTAATGATTGCTCAAGAATTATTGCCAAAGATTACCAGTTGATGTCGATGTCTGTCGAGGACGGGTTCACGAAGCGAGTGACGCCTGTGACCGCTGTGCTTGTGACAGGACCGCCGTTGATACCATCCTCCCACTCGGTTCCGGTCCACGTGTAGATTTCTGCGGCGGAGCCGGACGAGTCGACGCGTTCGACGCTGAATCCTGCTGGCAGGCTGGAGTTTGCTTTGGCGTTGATTTGGGTCACGTCCAGTGAATCGGCGGAGATCAGTGGGCGGATTGGCGAGGTGGATTTTGGTGCTGTTGTCATGGCTTTCAGGGCAGGTTCGCTGGCTGAAATGTTACGGTGGCGGCTCCGTGTCCCAGAAGGTCACACTGCTGCCTGATTGATTCTCGAAGTTGAAAGCGCCTGAAATGGCTGGATCAAAAATGCCGCCGTTGATAATGTCTTCCCATGTCCCGTCCCCCAAGGAGAGGCCGCCCTGAAGCGCGCCATCCCAATATACGAGGCAGTTTGGCGGCAGATTCCCACCCGTGCCGAAGAACAGCGTGCTAAGAATCCAAGAGCCTGTTGGGGTAACTAGATTTATATTTGCTCCATTAGCCAAGGTCACAAAACTGCGGGCTGCGACTCCAGGTGTCGTGAAGCTAGACGCTCCGACATTATTGACCGCTTGAATCCAGTAGTAGTAGCGTTCTCCAACTACGATGGATTCTCCTGCGTCATGCACAAAAGTAGTGCCCGTTGCGGCGTCTGTCAGTTCGGTAGCTGAGCCAAGAACATCTGTCAGGCCGTAGAATATCGTGAAACTATCTGCCTCTGGCTGCGCATCCCAACTTAACGTGGTCTGTTGATTGCCTGCTGTCGCAGTAAACCCAGTTGGTGTGGCTGGAGCTTGCGCACCGCCTGCCCCGCCGCTGCCGCAGCCTAGAAGATTGAGGGCATTAGCCATGGTGGTTTAGCCGGGGATAGGTGCCCAGATGACACGGACAGAGACGCTGGCCGTGCCGGTGGATGTGGCGGTAAGTGCTTGGCCTGGGGCGGTGATGAAAAGAGGCGTCTGATTATCGGGACTGCCTCGGTTGCTGCCACCGTTAGCTGCCACATACTCGGGCGCGTCAATCGGCGTGGAAACCGGGCCTGTAGAGTTGTAGGAATTGAAGGTTGTCACGGCGTCGGCGCTGCCTCTTTCCTCAACATAAAACACGGCTATACGTTTACCTGTTGCATCGGCTGGCACAATCACCTCGTCAGTATCAGGCGAAGTGACAGTCTTCCAAGCGCGCTGCTTTTGGATGATGAGCCCACCCATGTAGTGGTAGTAAAGTTGGGGGTAGCGTTCCATTGGTGCTGATTATGATTGTTCCTCGCCCGGCTGCAAGTCTTTTTGCCCGCCCTGCCCGGCCTTTTCCTTGGCGGCCCGGCTCTGGCGCACGGCGGCGAGCTGGCCCGTGACTAGCGTGGCGACTTCGTTGTAGATCGTGTATTCGCGCAGGCAGTCGGAGATGACTTGGAGATTGCGCACCTTGATTGGGTTGTCGGCATCCTCGGCCTTGACCGGCCCGGCTGGTTTGGCAGCCTCGGCGATGGCCCGGCGGAGGGCTCCTTGGGCGTAGGCCGTGTAGGGTTTGACGATGATCTTGTCGAATGCCTCGTTGTTCTCCAACTGGATCAAGAACTCTTCGGCTAGGGCTTCTATGGGCTTGGACATGGGCGGTTATCGGGTGGGCGGTTCTGCTGGCGGCTGGCCTGCCTCGGCCTCGGCTGCCAAGGCTTCGGCCTGGGCCTGGGCCATGATGGCGGAGGCCTCTTGGATGGCGGCCAGGGTGGTTTCTGGGTTTGGTTCGCCAATACCTTTGAGGATGTCGGTGTACTGGCGCATCATAGCTTGCTGCATGGGCGGGGCCATGGCAGCGAACTGGTTCAGCACGTTGATGATGGCTTGGCCCACTTCCACCATTTGCGAACTGTGCGACTTAGTGAGGCTGATCTCAAACACGTTGCGCACATCCTCGGGGAAGCTCTTAACCCACTCAATGAGGATCATGGCCTTGTCTTGGCCTACCTGCTTAATGAGGGCCGCCAGCCCGGCCTCGGTGTTCGTCATCGTATAAAGCTCGATGTCTATAAAGTCGTTGAGCATGGCCGTTAGGCCGTCCACGACTTCGTTTTCTCGGGCGCGCAGGCTTTGGTTGCTGGTATTTTCGAGGATCTTGGCAACGCCGAGCGTGTCTTGGCCTGGCACGTCGGCCACGGTGGAGTCGGCGGGACTGGTGAGCCCGGCGTTGATCTCGGCCCGGCCAATAAAGCGGTCCATGAGCGTTGAGAAGATTTCCACGTTGGCGGGCTCCACGGTCTTGACGGCCATAGCGTCGTCGGCGGTGAAGCCTGCGCGGAGTTGGTAGCCTTCGGAGTTGCGGAACTGGATGCCGCCGCCGTCGATGCCTTGCTGTGTGGCTAGCGGGTTCTCAAACAGCACGTTGCCGGAGGTGTTGGCGTCAAACTCGATGCGGTTTAACATCTTGTCGCTGACTTCGTGCCAAGTGTCGAGAAGTTCATAGTAGCCCCGGCCTGTCCAGCGGTGCAGCTTCGGCCAGATACGGTGGTCAGTGTAGGGGTGCGGGGCCTCTTTGTCTGACCATGGCAGGATGATCGAAGCGTATTCGTAGTGAATCGGTATTTTGGCGTCCCAGTCGATGAGCACATAGATTGGCTCTGCGTAGCCGTCGCCGTCGGCGTCGTAGCGAATCCATGTCTCCACATAAACGCGGGTGCGGAAGCGTTTGGGGTCTTCGGTGGCGGGCCTCATAGATGCCTCACTCTCCCCATCACGAACGCGGTTCAGATTGGCGCGGACTGTGTAGGTGGCCGTGTCGGCCCCGCCTGTCAGGTTGCCAGTCTTGGCCTTATCGTTGTAGTCGTCAAAGTTCTTCTTTTCGTGCGTTTCGGGAGCGTAGCCAATAAGCAGGTCGCCTGGGTTGGCGGCGAAGACGTGGCCTTTTAGGGGCGAAACGTCGAGGTTTTCGGCGTTGATATGGCAGAAGAAGTCCCCGTAGTGGATGACTTTAGTTTCTGCGCCGGGCTCCTTGCTGGTGCGCTGCATCACAACCTTGGGCTTGGAGATTTGCAGGGCCGCTCCTACTGGCACGAAAATAGCTGGGTCGCGTTCCAATACTTGACGGTCTGGATAGACTGGATCGGCAATCCATTTGTCAGTCGATAGGACAGGCTGGCCTTGGCTATCTTTGATCACTTTACCGTCCAACGTCACGCTTTGGGTAACGACTGGCTTCATGTAATAGGCCTCACTCAGCCCGGCCCGCGTGATCTCTTGGCCTCGGATGAGGCTGCCTTGCTTGGCCTTCTTGCCTACCTCGTTGAGCTTCGTGAGTTTGGCGCGGTGCTTGAGGCGCTGCATTAGAATCTCAATGGCCGGGTTTTCATCCTCGGCCCCCTCGGCATTTGGGCCAAAGAATGCAGGCGTAGAAAGCAAGTCGTTGTCCATCTTGTCGCCGTGCTGGTTGACCGGCGTCATGGGCAGATTCAGCGAAAGGTTTGTCTCGCGGAAAAGCAGGCAGTTGGCCTTGCGGTGCTCGAAATCTTGCTCGTAAGCAAGTTGGTAGTTGTCCCAGCGCCAGAGAAGCGATCCAACGGTGTAGTCTCGGCTGGTGGTCTGGACGCCCATAAGTTGGCGGCAGTTCTCCACTTCGGCGATGACATACTGAACGAATGCGCTCTCGGCGTCGTCACTTTCAAATGTAAGATGGGAGTTAATGAGGCGCTGCATTCGATATTGTGTGTAGTTATGGCGTGGCTGTGGCTTTGTGCAAGCCCATTGCGTGCGCCTGCTTGCGGGCGGCGGCCATGGCGTCTTCGCGGGCCTGCCTGAAGGCCTTGATCAGGCTCTCGCCCGGCGCTTTCCGCTCACTTGGCATGGCCTTGGCTGCCACCTGGGCGGCCTTGGTGGCGTAGAGGCGGCCTGCCAGCTCGGCAAACTGGCGCTTCTTGGCCGGATCTGTGATTGGCACGGGCTTGGCCTTGCCTGGAGGGTCGGCGGTGTAGTCGTCGCGGTTGAGTGTGGCTGGTGCCCACCGTTTTGTTGGGTGTAGCTTATTGGCGCGGTAAACAAGGCTGTCTGGACGTGGCGTGACTTGCACATTTGCCGGGAAAAGTATGCGCAAAGGCTTGTATCCGAGATCGTCTTTAACCAACTTCTGCCCAGTTGTGCCAATTTTAGCTTGGGCAGAAAATACCGGCAGTTTTGGGGCTATTTCAGGATTTGGCAAGGCGGCGTAGCCTGGGGCGGCTGTCGTGCGCTCGCGGATTACGTCGTCCATTTGGCGCAAAGGCTGTTTGATGAGATTGGGCATGACGTTAGTAAGCAGAAACTTAGTCCATGCGTTTTCGTCTGGGTTTTCTTTACGCTCCTCCACATCGCGCCAAAACTGCATGGCATTTGAGAATCCTTGTAAAAAGGATTTGTCCTCAAGATTTGAAGCAAGGCTTGAAAGCATGTACGTCAAGTAACTGGCGTTTTCACCCTGCGACTTGAGGTGCTTAACCTCTTGATAGTTGCGGTAGGCGTCAATCCACGTTGTCAGAGTGGTGCCTATCGGCTCGTAACGTCCAAATGACCGACTCTTTATGACGTTGCCTTTGCCATCTTGCCAGACAACGGAATTTTCGCCGCCGTACTTTTCCAAGAACTGATTGGTAAACTGTCGCTCTGATCTTCCATGCGGGCGCGATCCTACAAGCAGCACGGGCTTTTCGTCGTCGTTGTCGTCGCCTTCAAGCATGGAGGCCAAAGCCAGCCAGCCAAGGCCAGCCAGCAGCGTTTCGGAGGCATCTTTGATCTGCATGGCCTTTGGGTAGGACTTAATAAAGTCAGTGCCGTCTTTGTGCTTACGCCAGCCAGCCATGGTTAAGCCGTAGAGCAGACTGATGGCCGAGCCGCCAGCTTTTTTGATGCCTGCGCGTAAGATATTAGTCGGAGTGCGCTGGAACGGGAAGATTAGGCGTAGAGCGTTGCCGACAAACTTCACAGCTTTGAGCATTTTACCATACACGTTGACCATCTTGTAATCGCCGCTGGCTTCTGCGTCTGCCAGCAAACGCTCGATACCTTTAACGCCTTTGCCTCCACCAAGTAGAGTTTCAACAACAGCAGTCGCCATATTTTCGTCTTGGAACAGCAGTTCCTCGGCGGTCTTCATAACCTCGCCCCACACGGCGCTGGACGTGTCGTTAAGGGTGTTGGCAATCTCGGTGTCGATGAAGGCAGCCCTAGTCTGCCCTTTCAGCCCTTGGCGCTTGGCCTCCACATGCGCCCGGCGGTAGGCCACGGCGGAGGCCTCGGCATACATGATGGCGGTCTTGAAAAAGGCGTCTGTGAAGCGGAGCACGCGGCCCGGCAGGCGGCTGATACGGCCTGCCTGCCCGCCAACGCTGGCGCGGATGTTGCCTACTTTGTCGAGGTCGCCGTCCACCATGTCGATCTGCATGGGCTCGCCAAGGTACTTGTGGCGGATGGTGTCGCCTTCGGTGAGGAAGGTCTGGCGGGCCATCTCAAAGGCTGGGCCGATGCCCTGCCAGAAGCCTTTCAGGATGTGCTTGAACTCGCGGTATTGGGGCGCATTTGGGTCTTGGTAGAAGAGGTTGAAGAAAGCCTCGGTGAATCGCTGGCCGGTGTAGTGCCAGGCGACTTGGGCGGCGTTGCCGGTGATGTTAGCCACCTGGGTTTGCGGGCCGGAGAGGAGGGGCCAGTTGATCCAGTATTCGTAGGTCTTGTCGAACCAGTTAGCCTTGGCTGCGGTGTACTCGCGGGCAAAGGCGTAGTAGTTTGCCATATCGTCTGGGTCGAAGGGCACGAACACGCGCACGCGCTGGCCGCCGGGGGTCATCACCACCTTAGACATGAGCTTGCCGGAGTTGCGGGCCTTGGCGGATTGCATGGCGTAGGCCATGACGCGGTTTACCTCGGCGGTCACGTCGGCCACGGTCTGCCGCTTGCCTTTGATGAGGGCGGCCTGGGCTTCGATGGCCTTGGGTGGCAGGCGGAGGGTTGGCCGACTAGCAAAAAATCGCTCAGAAAGAGGTACCGGCTTACCGTCTTTGTAGGTTACGGGATTAGCGGAAGACGGCTTCACAAAATCAACGTAATTGGGATACTCTGCAAGTGTGCTGCTTGGAATATATTCGCCGCTACGGATTGCGTCTTTAACCAAATCAGAGTGATATGGAATATCGTTGTTTTGATTTACATCCACGCCCTCCTGCCTACTAATAGACGGCTCAATCATGGAGTGCATTCCTCCCGTTGCCTTCCATCTCCAAGTGTTGCCGTAGTTATCTTTGGTGAAACGTGTATCTGGATCAACTGAGCGTCTGCCGCCACGCGCTGATCTTTCTTCATTCGTCATGCCTCGGATGTCATCGCCCGTGGGGTTGCGAATCACTTCCACATTACCAACGTAGAACACTTTTCTTGAAAGTGGTTCAATCTGTTCGCGCACAGATTCGTACTCAGCTTTACTTAAAAAGCGCCCAAAATTAACCGCGCTCCTTGGGTTATCTTCAATCGCCCTCTTCGCGGCCTCGTCCACCATGCGCTGGGCCTTCGCCAAATCACCGGCCTGCACAGCGTCCATGTACTCCTTATCCAAAGCCGCCAGCCCGCCGTCTTGGCTAGGCGGCAGCCCCAGCCCCACGGCCTTCTTGAGCTTGGCAAAGCCAGCCTTGATGAGGCCGCCAAAGCCGGTGCCTGCCTTGACCTGCTCAGCCACGGCGGGGCGGATGATGGCGTTGGTGGCGTCGTGGATGAACTGGCCTACGTCGTCTTGGTTGAGGGTGAGGGCGTTGGCAATGTGCTCGTCTGAGAAGCCTCGGAAGGCTAGGCGCATGATGTTGTAGCCGT